GTTCATCACTAATGATATCAAATCAAAGTGGCCAGTCACATTTGAGAATACAATCAGTTTTAATATTCCTTTGGTGAGTGCAACTCTGCTTGATGTTAATAATGAACCTGTACGAGACATCACAAACAAGGTCAGACGGTATTCGGGTCCTAAGAACGATTTTCACGGGCAAAACGTACCTATCAAAGATATGTTATATTATGAAGAGGAAACTCTTAAAAATGAGTATCCTAAAATTAAATTGGTGAATGCCATTGGTATGTCAAAGACTGTGTCTACATACGAAGATGTGATTACTAGTCTTCGGATACCTTAGAGGCTAAATAAAATTTAAGTTCACCAAGATCAGCAACGTTATATTTTAATATCAAAAACTTACTATCAGGTTCTTGCATTAACTGCACAGTCGAGCACATACTCGTTGCTTTTGTAAACGTGTTCATGTATCTAAGAGAATACAATCCTGAAATGTACGGACTTTCATCCACACATTCAATCGAGGTCTCTTGATTTGCGAAATCACCCGCACATTTCATGGTTAACAGATTATTTTCACGAATGATCTCAATGTTGACACCAATGTTTGACATATCTCGACACATTCTCTGGAAGTCTGCAGATTGCATGGTCGTGACCGTGGTCATGTTAATGTCTGGAACCTGAATTCTGTTCTCATTGATATCCAGAAGTTTAAGTTGAAAGTTTGTCGTTGTCTTTTTGGCTTCACTCTTGATGTGAATATCCATAAATTCCTTGGACATCACACTCAGTGTGAGAACATCATTATTTGTGATGGTCTTCAAAAGTTTGAACGTGTTCGAAATGTTGATACCGGCCAAAATCTCATGTTCACATTCGTATTCATCAAAGTTATCAGCCGCCAAGAAAACATCAACGAGTGCAACTCGAGCTGTATCAAGCGTTGTGATGTACATACCATCGGGCTTGAAATAGATATTGACATCATTGAGAATGTCTTTAAGAACTTCAAAAACAGACTTAATAGCTGACGCCTGTATAGTAACAAGTCTCATAACTAGACTTTAAGTGATTTATGTCTTTATATTATTATACGCTTCATTTACACTGCGATTTATCTTGGCTTCGAGGTCCTTGGTCATCGCAGGTTGTAGAGACACACCGTAATTGTCCAAGTTGAAAGCATTTCCGTCATCATCTTTACCATCAAGTGATGTCATTGATCCACCAAATGCACCAAACTCATAATGAGTCAGTTCATTGTTTGGAAGTAAAGAGTTTAGCCAGTTTTTTATTTCGTTACCAACCAAAAGTTTTCCATTCTTTGTCAACATAGTAGGTACACGCGTGATACTTGACCTGTAATTATACGGGATACCCTGAGTGTTTATGTTATGGAACTTCACTACTTGCTTGAGTTGTGGGTTACTTTTGACATACTCGATAATATCCAGGCTGTGTGGACAGTTTGGGCTATACACCAGAAGAGACATCTACTATAACTGACTCATTTATTTCTCAAAAAAAATTAACGCGTATATAATAGTAATGAACAACGTCTACATCCTGGTCGCACTGGTGATCGCACTCATCATCCTCTTTTTACCGGGACAGAAGAAAACCCAGCGGGAAGTTGAAGTTGAAGAGATGTTGAAAACAGATGACTACGTTGAAAAGAAGGCTGAAATCGGCCACGATCTTATGAACAAGATTGTCCTCGAAACAAACAGATACATTTCTGAAAAATACAGAAAGCCAACTTACATTATTGAAACTATCGCCGCCAAGAAGTATGAACATCCATTGAAGAAGGATGTGTTCTACCGGTGTATGTTCATGGTAATGTCTAGAAAGGGTTTCGCATCTGGTTTCACCATCACAGTTGATATTCGTGTGGATCCTGGTATTGAAATTATTGCGGTTACACGTCAACCCATTGATGTCGAACTTCCAGGTGACACAAAGCCGTATGAACAAGAAGAAGTGAGTGCCCAAGAATTCTTCAAGTATGAACTTGTCAAGAAGAAAGTTGAGGTCACACCGCTTGAGTTTAAATTGGCTAAAAATAAATTGAACTAATTGTAATGATCAATGTGTCGGATATAGTAAACATTGAAAGTAACCGTAAAAAGATCAAGAAAGAATTGTACAAAAAAATTTACGAACAATTCTGTCGAAAGATTAAATACACGGTTGAAATGGGTGGAAAGCATGTTCTACTACGTGTCCCATCCGTGGTCTTTGGATATCCGACATTCGACAGGTCTCAGGCGTGTATTTACTTGAAGAGACAACTCGAACTCGGTGGATTCAAAGTGTCTTCAATATCCGAAATAGATCTTCATGTCACATGGAGTTCTCCACAGAAGGAAAAGACATTTGTTCCACGTGTCGAAGAAGAAGAATTTCCATCATTCATAAATTTGAAGAAGATGGCAAACAAATACAGGGGAAATAGTGCGTGACACCTGTTTTAAAAAAAATTTCACTTAATGATAAATGGACATACTTGTCGAAGCGAAGAAGGAATATATTGGGCAGCTTTGCACGGTTATGTGTCCACCTATGATTGAGGTTTTTGCTGAAATGTACGAAGAGGCTTCGTCAATGTCGAAGGGTCGTAAAGTTTTGATCATGTATCAAAAGTTGTTGAAGGAAGTCCCAAACTGGAGTAACGCAATGTCCAAGAAGCACACAGACAATATTGCATCTCGGTGTGCGTGGTTCAACGATCTTTTGGCCGCAGTTTTTGTTGCGTGTACTAAGATTTTGTCTTCAGTTCGATTGAATACGGATAACAAGAAGATTGCTTTGAAACTCCCGTCCAATGAAGTTTTCATTCAGACGTGCTACAACAATGTCGCAAAGGACCTCTACAAAGATCCTTACATCTTCCATGAAGAACAATCTGAACATATTCGCGATGAACAATTGAAGGCACGTTTTTGCAAGTGCATCGAAGCCACCGTCAAAGAATTGATTCCAGTTCAACAAATTCTTCAAACTTATATGACTCAAACGGATCGTAACATTGACATTGGTGGCGAAGCCATGGAAACCGATACCGAAGATCCCGATGTGTACGACGAAGAATTTGCGGAACCGGAACCGGAACCGGAAGCCGAGGCTCTTGAACCGGAAGCGAGCCCTGAACTTGAACCAGAAGCGAGTCCGGAACTTGAACCAGAAGCGAGCCCCGAAGTGGATCCGGTGCCTCCGATGTCAAGCCTAGCCAACGAGTTTAAGACCATCAAGAATGTTCAAGCACCCCCAGGTGAAGCACCAGAAGAAGACGATGATGTTCTTTTCGGTGACGCATCCGAGGAGAGAACAAAAAAACTTGGTTATAATTAAATGGAACTGTCAGACTATCTCCGAGACCCAATGTGGGCCGGTATCATCGCGGCCGGTATCACGGCTGGATACATTCACGCCAAGGCGAAACTTAACAATGAAGGTAAGCTCCCCAATAGTAGCTATGTGAAACCCGCTGTTCTCAATGCGATTCTCGTGTATTTTATCGTGGCCAACGGTTTAGGCCAACGCGAAACGATTTCCTCGGAGCCGTTCTAACTTAAAGATTTAATGTTAGTACTATACAGTAAAATGGCTTCGGTGACTGCATTCAACGATATGATGGGTCAATTTCTTGTGGAATTGCACAAGACTTTTCCAGAGGAAAAGGGAATCAAAAAGTTTATGACTTCTTTCGATTTGCTCAAGTCGGCGAACCCGCGTAAGTGTGTCGAAGCTTATATGTCAGGTGTGTCTAAGTTTGCGACCAAGATTTCTCAAAAGGATGAAACCTTCTTCACTGAAGATATTAAGAATATTGAGTTTCTTCAAGACTTGAACATTGAAGAGTACTGGAATGAAAAGATGTCTGAAGGTACGAAGAATGCTGTCTGGCAATATTTGCAAACGCTGTACATGCTCGGTACGACGATTACGGCTATCCCACAAGAAACCTTGTCGATCATTGAAAATGTTGCCAAGGACTGTGCCGATAAGATCCAGACTGGTGACGGTCAGATCGACGAAAAGGCTTTGATGAGTATGTTTAGCAGCATGTTGAAAAAATAAACTCATACTATATAAATGAAGGTTTGGTTTGAAGACCCGCAAGAGCTCATTCGTACTGACAAGGTCTTGCAGTTCTGGCCTACTAATACCCAGTCGGGAGACGAGCGTGTCAACGCTGCGTCGAGATTTATCATTTATGCCGCGTGCTTTATTTATTTAATTCGTCGGGACCCCAGAATATTTGTTCTGGCCTCGACTGTTTTAGGTGTTCTTTATGTTATGTATAATTCTGGTATGGTCAAGGAAGGTGAAGCTCGTCCGACTCGTGTCGAAGAAGAATCGGAATCTTCGTGCCAGTTGCCGACTATGGATAACCCTATGGGTAACATGTTGCTTTCTGATTTTGCGGATCGCCCGGATCGTCCGTCGGCGTGCTACCATTCGAGCGTCAAGCGCGAACTCGATTCAACCTTGAATAATCGTATGAAGTACACAC